ATGATGAAGTCCTAGTCATATGCAAGAAGCGTAACCAAAAGAATGCTGAGGCAATGTACAGTGATGACCCAACTATAAAACTCCTTTTAATTGAAGATGACCATGAATTATTTCCATGGATAACTAAGCAGTTTATTTTTTCTGAGAATGGCTATACAGTATTTGGTTCTGGCGGGTTTTCGAATAGACCAGAGCCGGTACTCTATAATCTTCCTGAATCATTTTATGATGACATATCTATACCATTCGAATGTCGTTTAACATATTTCCATGTTCCAAGAACTGCAGCAGCTCTAGAACTTGCTAAAAAGTTCACTGTACCATATATTGTTGTTCATGCACAGTCGTCTGTTAAGACATTAGGGATAACACAGATGTTAAGAAATCGAGGGGAAACTCGGCTTATAGTTGACCTTAATAAAAATCAATATGACAAATCTGTCAATCCAAATGAATGGTCACTGGCAGAAGAGGTTGTAGGGAAACCTCTAATCGACTATACGTATTTGTTAGAGGCTGCAGATGAACTTCATATGATTGAATCTTCGATTTATTGTATGGCATCACATTTAGACTTGAGTAAAGTCAAAAACCGACTCTGCTATGAACCTTGGGGTGATAATGCAGAAAGATTAGGTACATTTACAACTGGAAATTGTATTAACTAAATGAGTATTTCAAATGGATAATTCATAATATAAAAATTGATTATTGCTAAAGTATTTATATATTCATAAAATGGAACCCATTGTTAATTATCTTAAAGATACTGAAAAGAAATTAATGATGGAAATGTCAGAATTATTTAATAAAATGAGAGAACAAAGAGATAGTTCTGCGTTAGATGGTATTGAAGATATGTATAGTTCAACGCCTGTTGAAGGTGTTATATACGAGCCATATCTTAAAATTCCATCGAATGTAGCATCTCATTATAACTCGACTAACTTTATTCTTCCAAAAGATGAATATGTAGTATTTACAAAAAAAACTACTATTCAAGATAACAGCCGCCCCTATGCTTGTACATATAATTGTATTGTTTTAACAAGTCATGGAAGATGTTTTATGACAAATCCCGTTAGAGAAGTTAAAGACTTTGCTACAAATTGTGTTATACAATATAACACATATACACCAGATACTATAATAAAACTAGAACCAATTCCATATAAAATTCCAAAGCAAACCTTTAACACATTTGTATTAGCATTTAAATTGGGTGAGTATGGTCCCAGTCCCAGTGGATGGCCTATACAAATAATATCTGATACAACTGCCTCTCTACAAGAACTCAATAAGGAGTTCTACCTATTCGCTGGAAAATGGAAGCCGCATATGACACAACATGCAACACTTGATCTAGATATAATGCGTAAAACTATTATTGAAAATACATATTCTATTAAAGAACTAACTGAAAAAGAAGATACCCTTGAACAGCAAAATAAAACCCTACAGGCAGAATTAAAAGAACTAAAGCAGCAGAAGGCTATTTTGGAGAAGGAAAAGGCGAAACTCCTACCCTTAGAAAAATATAAGAAAGCGGTTATAGATTATATGGATAACCATTATATTGGTAAAGAACCATATGACCATGATGGTACATTGGATAGCGATATTATAAAGATATTTAGTAATTGGCACACCAATAAAGTATGTATGGATGAGTGGGATTATAATGATATAATGGAATCAAAAGAGGAATTAAATGAATATAGAATTTATAAGAAGGTAAAGGGTGAGATGGTTTCAAGTGGAATCGATAATAGTGGTGTGGCCAGAAATGTTCTTAGTATTAAAACAAAAATTACAAAAAAATAATAGCAGTTAAATATCGGTCTAACTAAGTCCCGGAGTTTTTTGATGTAATTAATTAACTTGTATAATAGATGGTATTTAATGCTGAGGTAATAAGTGATACCCATTTGAATATGCAAAGGTATAGCAGAGAACAAATTGAGAAAATATTTCCTGGAAATGCACCAAATCTGATTCTTGCAGGTGATATTGGTGACCCAGATGATAAATCACTCTATATAGCAATTAGTATTGCATGTAGTAAATATAAGAGAGTCATTTATATTCCAGGTAATCACGAATTTTATCAACGTATACCAGGTTCAAAAAAGACCCCAGCAACAACACTTGAATGGTTTCGTAGCTTAGAAAAGAAGTGGCATAATTTCCATTTCTTCTACCGTCGTACAGAAGTCTATGACGGGGTCAGAATCATTGGTGCAACAGGATGGTCTATAGCACCCAATGATTCTAGCTGGTCTTTAAGAGTAAGTGAAGAGGGACGAAAAGACCGTGAATTTATTGAGCAGACAATAAGTAAATCCAAAGAACCCATATTAGTTGTTACACATTATCCTCCCACTCTTCGTATTCTCCAGGAAAATTTTAAAAATAAACTCACACAATATAACTACGCACAAGATTTAGAATATATGTTTCGGTATCCAGTTCATACGTGGATTTTCGGTCATGTTCATCAAAGCCATGATTTTAATATTATGTATAGTTCTTCCATGAGTGGTGCAGGAAATGTACGAATTCTCTGCACTCCTTATGGATATCCAAACGAACCAAATGCTAACTCAGTGGCAAAGGCATTCATAGTTCCAACAGCGTTAACTTTGGGAGTATCTCCCGATGATATGAATTATCAAAAGCGATGATACTTTGTTCAAAGTTTGCAGATGGACGAAAAGCAATCGAGCGAATATTTTGTATATATGCAATTGCCTGATTCCAAGAATATCGATTCTTGGCTATTAAAAACATCGCCACAATAGCAGCAGACCGCTGCATTCCAGCTGCACAATGGACTAAAATTGTTGCTCCAGAATTATATTCTTTTAGCAAATTATAAATAATTTCATGAGACCATAGTGTCATATTTCGTATTTCTTCAGCCTGTAAATTATCATTTACCGGAATACGATATTGTTTTTTTATTTTTGTAGAAAATATAACATCTTTGGTTGCATTGAAAACAACACTTATGTTTTTTTCAATTAACCATTTATCATTCAAGGCTGCACGTTTATTTCCAAGCCATATACCTGAAACAATCTCATGTGCATCTGGTACACCTTCCATACTAATTATTTCTACGAGTAAAAATGAAACAATGTCACGCACGAACTTTGGACAACAAGCATGAAACAATCGAAACAAGGTCTTACAATCCATCTCTATGTATGTGAAGAAGTTCTCGCAAATCTAAGATGGGCTATAATGGCACGGAATTACAGAGAGGCTATCTTCTGGGCAATAGAACTCTATGATAGTAATATGCTGGATACAGAATTCTTAATTGAAGTCTGGATTCAACAAACTGGTTTTACAAAACACGGCATATCTGTTCTCAAAGACATACTCACAATGAAAGAGCTTGAAAGAGGACCATTTATTTACAGTATATATAACTGGTGTCGTCTTGAAATAATGGATACAACGTGCTTTCAACTTCTTATCCGGGGTAGTTTAACATCCTATAACTGGATAATACAATTCCCACATTTAATTGAATTTAAAGATATACAGCATGCAGTCTATAATTGTCTAACTCGCAGAAAGTTGACTGAGGCCTGGATAATAGCACGGGCCTTAGATTCAGATGTACAGTGGTCAGTTATCGATAGATTCTCAGAAAAGGCTGAATTAATTAAGCTGATAAAATCTCTTGAAGTCTCTGATACTCTTAAACGGATTGCATCATTCGTTCTAATCACTCTTTCAAGAGAGGCTATTAATGCCACAGTAAGTGAGCCTGAGAAAAGGGATTTTCCTGATGAACTTATTGAGATGATTGATGAACTAGATAATGAAGAGTCTATTAGAAAGCGAAGGCAGTTCAAAATAAGGCCTGAAGCATTGACATATATTTGTTCAAGAAGTTGCATACCTGTATCAGATTCAAACGTGTGTGAAATTCAAGATGGTCTCGAACAGAATTTGCATGTATCACCATGCTGGCAAATAATCTTAGAAGACTACCAGGTAGAAGGTCAATGGAAATCAGAATGGCTTAGAGAGGCTTTCTATAATACATATTTCCCGTACGCAATAGATGATGTTCCTGATGAGTGGCCCTTAGCAGAAAAGGAAAAATCACACGGACGTGGATTAGGTAAATCGATAGAGGCCGCCATTCGCCAATATATCAATAATGTAATCAGAAACAAAAGTATCTGGTTACATGATTCTTATGAGTGTTTATCTGATACTCTTCCAAAGAGTCTTGAATGGGATTCAATATATTCTGAACTACAGGGTCCGTGTTTAGAAAATATGCAATCAAACCTCCCCTTCAAACCTATAATTAAACGCTTTGAAATTATATGAACAACTTTGCTATTTTATCTATCTCATCGTGGTCAATTGATTCATAATTAGTTAGACAATTCCTTATAATATGCATATTCAAACGCCTGACTTCACAGAACACTCTTTTAGTATACCTATCACGGATAAACGTAAAAATAGTGTCATCGTCGCAAACATATAGAATACTATTTTCAGTAGGATTAAATGAGGTCTTTATTGAATGCATGTAAATTGCAGTATTTTTTGCAATGTCTACAGTTGTTATAACAAATCCAACAGAGCCGTTACTAAACTTAGCCGATTCTAGACTAAATAGAGGTAGAGGTGCGCTTGAATCTGCACGCACAAGTGGCTTTACAATTGTAGTCTTCAACGTTGATTCAACCAATCCCATCTGATTCTAAGTTATTTCATGTATGTTTAGACCAGTTATAAATACATGTCTATTTCTGAAAAAAGGTTATCTGTTAAGAGTAATACGCTTTTTATCTGAATACTATCCTGCAATTCCTTTGCAATATAATATCGTTTTGTAGTTGAAATCCATCTTTTAATATAAGGTGAATGATTTTTAGAATAAAGAGCTCTCTTAAATACAGTATAGTAGTCTGTATCATTTGGATTTGTTAAATTTATATCATCAGATAATAAGAAGTAATCAAGAACAGTTTCTTGATATAAATCATTCTCAACTGTAAAAAAGTGTTCAATTGCCCTTATTTTTATTTGCTGCCTATTATATAAACTGAATTTCTCAAGATTAAAGTTAGATGCCTTGAATCTATCAAATACCCATGAATATACACCATACTTCTTAAATTGCGAATATATTGATACAAGTTGATAAAATGTAAATGGTTCATTTGATAAAATATTAAGTGGTAACTGTGGATTTGGAAACATATAATCAGATAATAATAGTCGATTATTCATTGTTTTTCTTATTGTATCAAGTTCATATACATACGAACATCTCTTTTTAAAGTTTATTATATAAATTGGCTTAATAGGTTCTTCTAGAGTTACTGGGTCGCATTTATTCATTAGATTTTTTAAAGCTCTCTTTATCTTTATGGCATTACATAACTTTCTAATGCTAATAATAAACTTTATAATCTTAGAATAAATTGCCTTAACTTTTAACCATTCATCACATTCCTTTTTAATTGAATCTTGTATATATTTTGTTACACATTCAGGAGGTATCCATGCATCTGTTTTACTAAATGGAGGCTTCAACTTATTAATATATAACATTTCATTTATTTTACTATTTATTTCTAAATGCGAACATGAACACATAATCATAAATTTACATATTACAGATTTGGAAACTTTTAATGCTGAAGGTATAGTCCATTGCCTTAGATTACTTTGTTTGTTTAAATTGATTTGTCTATTTGCGTAATATTCTCTTTCTATTTTATCCTTTTTTTGCTTTTTTGCTTTTTTATCAGCTTTAGAATAACTATTCATTTTAACACCTATATGAAAAACAGGTGTAGCATCCATAGTATAATAATGCAAAAAATGTTTAGACGGAAGCTAGGTTTCGCTTATATCAAATATTGTTAATACATCCCCCTTAATCTTTCCACACTGTGTACCGTCAAGACTATAGACAATCGAATCTTTAGCGACATACGTAGACTCGCTTGTTACGAGGCGCTGAACAAGAGGTAAATTAACCGGTACAACACTCGAATTCCGCTCATGAATGCTGCACAATTTAGATGTGCTAAGCGTTGGTTGCCTGCATCTCATTATAATAGCACCACTATTGATTGGTTCTTGGCACTGATACGTAGTAGAGTCATCATCAGGTATGATTGTAAATTTCGTTCGTTCAACTGCATTTAACTGTGCTATAAGTGGCTGTGGAGAAACACCTAGCTCCTTAGCAAGTTCTTTAGCCAAACTCACCCCTTTAGAATAAAGTACGGCATCTAGGCTTTCCCAAAGACATCTTGGAATAGAATATTCTTGCGACATGGTTGTGCGTTATAATTGCCACTTCAACTTTCATTTTTTATGGTAAGCGCAATGGTGTCACCTGCAGAATGGGGTCCAAATGCATGGACATTACTTCATGCATTAGCAGAAAAGGTTGGAAACCAAACAAACATGATTATGATACGAGACCAACAAAACTATCTTAAACATACACTCAAGACATTTTGGTGTCTTTTACCTTGTCAAAAATGTCAAGCTCATTATCGTGAGTGGATAAGAAAACAGCCTCCCGACACGTTTACTAGTAAAAATGGCGGGTATCTTCAAGATGATATGCGAGCCTGGGTATACAAACTTCATCAGAATGTAAACGAACGACGAGAGATTAATTCTGATTTTCAAGAATCTACCTTAACTGAAATATATTCGAATGTAAATCTACGGGATGCTGCAAATGAATTAAAGACCGTATATCAACGGGGGCTTCAGATAGGTGTTCTGAAGTCTGAAGAATGGAAGACTGCATGGAGAAATTTAGATATGCTTATACGATTTATTTAATTATTCAGACATACATACGGTTGGTGATACTGCAGATGCACTTGGTGGAATAATCTGAGATAAGACTCCGAATAAGTCAGAAGAACGTGCACCACATACCTTTGATAACTCGTAGAAGCCCCAGCCAATTAAACCTGCAATCACTCCGAATGTTAAGCCTATCGATTTTCCTAAAAATCCTCGTCCTTCACAGGAAGCCATAAAATAGAATCGTATTAACAAAAGTAATACAATAAATATAGATGTTGAAGCTAAAAGAAATATCGATTGGAAATTCCGTTTCTCATGGCCAATTGGATCCGCTCCAGGAAACATTGGTGTTTGTAAGGTATCAATTGCATTTGTCATTATGAAGCCGAAAAAGAAGCCCATACTTGTTATCCAATAACTAGGCGCACTATGACTTTTTTCAATATCATCGAAAAAATACATGGTTTTACCCATATTTTTATAAGATGACACTATATTACATGTATCAGAAGTTGAGCATGTCCAATTCGCCTTTTGTTCACTAAAATATTTTGTTAAAATCATACTCATTAACTGCTGGGATATCCATGTATAGAGTGGCATGATTACAGAAATACCAAAAAAGAGTGTTGAATGTGCAATTGAACCCGTTGTTATTGCAAATACAAAAAAGGTCAATGACAATACTATAGGTAATTCTTGTATGCCACGAAACATGTATTCTTTTATTCCAGTAATAAATCCTGACGCCGATACCAACGACATTCTAACTCTAGAACTTATTTTATTGAGATGATGCACAAACAAACATCGGTTTTCCTCTTTCTACTGCCGAGACTATAATTGGCATATTTAGTAAATTAATTCCATCACGACCAAATAGTATCTTATTCTGAAACATAATAAGTCCACCAATCGTTATACCAAGTATCGTCGATATCAAAAGGATTCCAAGAGAATCACAACCGGAAGAATGTCTAAAAGCTAATACTACAAATAAAAATAGTGAACTTAAGACTATTGCAGTCGTTGTTCGGGTTGATAAATTGCCACCCAATGTAGTGATTTCTTCTTTAAAATCTTGAACACTACTTACGATATATGTCAAGACCGCACTTATAAAAAACATGGGTGGTGACGGAAAGTGCGATTTTAATCCTATATTCTCCAATAATGATATACGCATATTATTTGGAAACATGAACCCTGGTTGACAGACTAATGCATTCGCATTCTGACCAGAAACTATAGGTGATATTCCACCCGTAACTGTAGAAAAGAGTCTCTGAATAATCATTATTTCAAACATGGCAAATAATAGCACACCGTATGATTTACACATGCTCAATAAACTTATAAGGATTGTACCAAGTATAAATCCATCCGGAAGTAAGCGAATAAATTCTGCAATTAGGGGTACAAGACTGCCAATTGCGTTTGTAACTTGTATCCATAAATCATTTTTACCAAGAGGTAGTGTAGTTGGGGGTTTACTAGTGGCGGACATAAGGCCTATCTAACATATTAATATAAAGCAATGGGCATTCCTTCTTATTACAGAACGCTCATAACAAAAATTCCACATGCCATTAAAAGAGTAGCACCAAATGATGTTTCTGCACTTGTTATTGATATGAATTGTATGATATACCATGTTTTAAGAGAGCCGAAAATGTTATCAATACTATATCCAGGAAATCCCGGAAGTTCAGAAAGCCTTGCATGGGAACGTAAGCTTCAAGAAGAGGTATGTTCTTATTTAACACATATATGGCGGTCTGCTGGTTCTCCCTCCCAAGTCTATATTGCACTCGATGGCGTTGTTCCTTATGCAAAGATTAAGCAACAACGCTTTCGTAGATTTAAGTCTGCAGCACAGCGAACTGCCGATAAGGATGGTGACAGTCAATGGGATACAAATGCCATTACACCAGGGACACCCTTCATGACGGCAATGGGGTCTGCATTAAAGGTGGCTGGCTCGAAATATGGGTGGATAGTCAGCGATACAGAAGAACCAGGTGAAGGGGAACACAAGGTTCTAAAATGGCTGCTTTCAACGACAATAAGGTCCGGCTCAGTTATTGTCTATGGACTAGATGCAGATTTGATTCTTCTAAGTCTATTAGCCGGAGATAGACTCGGTCCCAATTATCCAATATTCTTAATGCGTGAATCAATGGCCTTCGGAAAACTCATTAGACATGATGAAACATCAAATGTCGAACTCTGCTTCTTTGAAATTAGTAGTCTGCGCATATCAATACAACGGGGTAGTGAGTGGTCGAGAGAGCAGTTTTATGACTATATATTTGGAATGTCCTTCTGTGGAAATGATTTTCTACCGACCGGTCTATCTCTAAGAATACGGGATGAGGGGCATTCAATATTGCTCTCTGGTCTAGAAGCCCTGTGGAAAGCTAATAGACACATGGTCATAATCGATGAGAAGGGTATTGCAAGACCATCTGCAGATGGACTAAAGAGCTTTACAAAATGGCTAATCCACCAAGAAGAGAGACTGGTTTTAACAACCATAAAACGCAAGTTAAATGCACGATTGGGAGAATCTGAAGAAGACAATCTACCATTAATTGAGCAGGCTGAGAAGCCACTTGTGAATATATCTGATGATGGAGTCTTTCTTAAGGGCGGATGGAAATCTACATATAATAGGCTAGCACTAGGGTCAAACGATATTAGTCAAAGAAAAATAAGAGTAGCAGACTTCTGGAAAGGCTGGTGTTGGATTTTAGATTATTATCAAGGTCGACCTGTTGACCTAGAATGGGTCTATCCTGCTGGATATCCTCCTACATGGTCCGACCTTCTTGAATTCTTTGAACTGCCAGACTCAGATATAGTGTATGATGATAGGATTCCACTAAAATCCACAGAACAACTTGCACTAGTACTGCCAATGAGCAGTTGGGGTCTACTTCTCAAGACACCCTTTAGAGATTTACCAATTCGGATTCCCGTGTATTGGCCAAACGGGTTCCATTTAGAAACCTTCGGCAAACGCTTTGGTTGGGAGTGTGAGCCGTTAATACCTATGCTAACACCGGCTAGGTTGCGATATGAGATGCGCTATAGCTAACCTAGAATGAATCTATACCTATAGAAAGAATGGGTAATAATATATCTCTAGCTGCAGGGCATATCCCCGAAGCGCACACTCGCATCTACAGAAATATTCTTCAGATACAATCACCGGCCACGCGTCTCCAAATGCTTGAAACACTTCTTGCCGCCCAAGAGTATGTCACAACTGCTAAGCAGACTGGACTCTATGGCCCAATTCTTTCGTACATTGTATCAATTCGTCGTGGAGATCCCGCCGTCCTTCCCGGTGAAAAAACAGGAAGTAATCAACTACAGGTACCAGGACGTGGAACTGGGCCAAGAGGAGAACCTGAAAATCGCCTTATTAGCCGAGCAGGAGACCCAGGCGCACACACAAAGGCAATATCATTCTTCTCACAATGCCTACAAATCTTAGGTCTAGAAGAGGAGGTTGCATTAAATGAAAAACTATTGAAAGAGGCCTACAAGAAGGCATCAATCCGGGCTCATCCTGATAAGGGCGGGTCTGAAGAGGCCTTTGATGCAGTTACACGGGCTTATGCATACCTCGGCGAAATTCTCCGGCGAGTAAGAGGTGGGCGCAGTGAAAGTGTAAATGTCTCTGAGGAATCGCCTGCCAGATTGACAGCATCTAGAGACCAAAACTCGGAGGCGTGGAAAATGAACGAGCCGGTGAAGCTGAATCCCAAGAGTCTGAATATTGATGTTTTCAATAAGGTCTTTGAGGAAACTAGACTTCCCGATCCTGATGAAGAGGGCTATGGAGATTGGCTAAAGCGTTCTGAAGACGGGCCTGCAGGTGGTTCTCAGACAAAGTTCAACGGTAAATTCAATAGGTCTGTTTTCAATGAGACATTTGAGAATGAACTCAAATCCAGGTCTGCACAGCAAAACAGATCGCAGCTTGCGAATAGACAACCGGAAGCTCTAGTTATGGCTCCAACCTTCGGTATTGAGCTAGGCCGTGATAAATCTGAAGATTTCACAGGTGCCAACTTGAATGGTCTCAAGTTCACAGACCTCAAGAAAGCCTATACGACAGACTCAACGTTTAGCCACCAGGTTGCCGATGTGAGAGTCAGTAATCGCAGCTTTGATGCAGCAGCAACTGAGCGAAAGTCTGCACCTACACCCCTATCATCGGCTGAGATGGAGGCAATTGCTGAGGGCGAGAGACGCATGGCTCAACGACAGTCGAATCAAGCAATTAGGATTTCTGAGGAGGACCGGAGAATAGGTGAACATTTCAAGAAAATGCAACAATATGTGATAACGAATAAGTAAATTTAAGAACTCCACGGTATACAGAAGAGATGAAGGACTTAATAATGCCACTTACTATAGGCTTGATAGCTGTTGTAGCAATTGGTATAGGTGCAAGCATTAGTCAAGGAATGGTAAGCAATAATCCTTTTGAAGCCAAAGACCTTTTTAATCGGGGTATGAACTTACCGGCGATTTGGATATTCTATGATACTTCTATTCCAAACGCAAGGCTATCTGCAGATTTTAGTTCCCGGTCGTCTAGGGCACTTGCACTACCATTTTTGAATCTCTGCTATGAGAGCATCGCTAAGCAGAATAGCTCACAGTATCGCATTGAATCAATTAGCGGTCTTGCAGGTCTTGCAGAAAAGTTGGGCGGCTGGGACCAGCTTCCGAATAAGCTCCAGAATCCTCTCGTCAGTCTAGAGCCTGCAGATTTTGCATGGATTCGTGCATCGATTTTGAATAAATATGGTGGCCTCTGGGTATCACCAGCAACAATCTGTCTGAAACCATTTGGCAGCTTACCCAATAAGCCTGTTTTCTTTGGAACAGACCCAGATGAATCATTCTCAGGAACTGCCGGTACAAAGGTCCCCAACTTCCAGGTCGCATGGTCTCCAGTACCGAATCATCCCTTCTGGGCAGGATGGGAGGCGAAATCTAAAAAACGGCTTGACACATCTGGAGGAGGTGATACTGCAAGAGGTGACCACAAATGGGAATATATTGCCTTAGCCAATATGAATCCCGATATTGAAGTGAGACCTATGGCTGAAGTAAGTCGCAAGGGTGCATCTGGAAAGCGTATTCAGATTGAGGATTTATTGGCAGCTGGGCAGGAGGGTGTGACACCCTTTGAAATTGGACCTCTAGGAATCTACGTCCCTCTACCGTGGCCAGAACTCAGAGACCGTAGAGCCTTTGGCTGGTTTCTTAAAATGTCTGAAAGCCAGATTGCAGAAAGCGATCTGGTTATCAGTGACTTATTTCACAAGGCAGGTGTTTAGAGGATTTCATAAAAAAAGTACACGAATCTCTTCTCCTTCAGCTAAAAGACGAGGTGTCGCAGGGTGCATTTGATACACCGTGCGCTTCTTCCCATTATGTTGTCGCTCATATATTTGTAAACGAAATCCATGAAATGGTAGCAAATGTTTAAGAATTGTGATTATACGCCGACTATCAATTTCGTCAAAATACTTCTTAGCCTTACATGGTAAATAATAGGGTTCAACTAAGGGTACCCATTCTTCAATTGTTGTAAGATTCAATTCATCTGCACTAAAAATTTTACTATCGGTTATTCCTGTAAATCCAAGTTCATTAAGCATTTTTAGTGTTACATCAAATGTTGGCTTTTCTCGGAAGAGTTTAGTCATTCTACTCTTAGATTCGTGCGTATTTTAGACCACTAGCGTGAAGTAAGCCAGTTCATCACCAGATACACTACCCCACATTTCATCATTCACGGTGACCTTAGCACCATCTTTTTCAAATTCAAGATGGACCGTAGTACCATCACCAGAACCCATCCAGTATGTCCGAATGTATTTTCCAACGTATTCTTTCTTAAGAACACCTCCAACATTTTGATTCTTGTAATATTCATTGCCTACAATAAGTTGCGTCCTTGAAATACGGGATTCCATCATATCGCTGATTGTTGTATGATAAGACATTTCAAACTATATAATAATAATATTATTGTATAGGTTCAATTTTAGCCTCTAAATCTGACCTTATTGGTCTAAGTTTTATCTGAATGACTCCACGGTTTCACTTCAGCGCAAACCGTCATTAAATCCAAAATGCTTGACCTAGATTGACTATGATAAATCCAGCTTTTAATGAGGAACTGTTGAATATTATACCAGGCTCTATGGTCAATTATATTCATAACTATAACTGTATGCTCTATTTCAAATAATATGTCCTCAAATGAATATCCTAATTCCCATATTATATATATTTGTTTTTGAGCATTTTCCCATTCACCATTTATTATTGTAGTTAATAATGCTTGCATAGAAGTCCAAATATGTGGATCAAATGATTTTCTTATATAATCTAAATCAATCTTATCCCATCCCTCTGAACTTTTCAATACATGTAACATGCGTACCAGACTTTGAAATTTCATCACCGAGCATGTTGACATTGTTATTAATTCATCATATGCATCACTAGTTATATTATCTACAGATAACCCTTCTTTTTCTAAAATTTTATCGTATATATATTTATTGTTTGAAGGCTCAATCATAATAATGTGGCATCTAGATTGTAATGGAGGGATAAGTGATTCCTGATTTTGACTTATAAAGAGAAAACGAGAAATATGGTCATATGTTTCCATGGGACGTCTTAGAGCCTGTTGAGATATAGCTGGTAAAGTGTCACAGTCGTCTATTATTATCCATCTATATACGCCTTTTCGTGGAGCAATCCATCGTACATGGTCATTCAAAATCTGTCGAAATGTATGAATACCTCTATCTTGATGAGAAGAAATCTCAACACAATATTGATTTTCCTCAGATTTGCTTATATTATGCTTTTTAAAATAGGCCTTTATGAACTCTTTTGCAAGGGTTGTTTTTCCAGTTCCAGGAAATCCTACCAATAAAAGGTGTGGTGGATTGTCAAGACATGAATTGAGTTGGTCTACAATTTGCTCCATTCCAATAAGAGATGTATTTATTTGACATACATTTGATGCCATCTACCGGTATCTTAATAGGATGTTCTTAGACCATTAGCGCAAAGATTTCTGAAACACCTAAACCATTATACCATCATCATAATAAGATGAATAAAGACTTGTATGAGGTGTTGGGTGTCAATCGAAATGCAGAGACTAGTGAAATTCGTTCAGCATATAAACAGCTCGCCAAGGAACATCATCCAGATAAGGGCGGTGACCCAGAGAAATTCAAGGAGCTAAGTCAGGCACATGAAGTATTATCAGACGATACTAAACGGAAAACATATGATATGACGGGCAGTGTATCAGAAGGTAATCAAGGTAGTCCATTTTCAGGAATGGGTATGCCATTTCAAATGCACGAGATGTTCGGTGGAATGTTTGGTGGAATGTTTGGCCCTGGTGGCCCAGGTGGTCCAGGTGGTCCAAGAGGTCCTTCAAGCAAAAGGGAGGGTAAGGCCCCAGGAAAGACACAGGATTTACCACTTCGTATAGCGGACTATTATAATGGACGTCAGCTCAGTGTCAAACTCGGTAGACACTCGTTTTGTAAAATATGTAGGGGGTCAGGTGCAGCATCTATGGAACGCTGCGACCCATGCGGAGGACAAGGTCAGGTGCGCCAAATGGTGCAAATGGGTCCGATTCAAATGCTCACTCAAGCCAACTGTCCAGTCTGTCACGGGCGAGGTCAGCAGAATATCGGTAAATGCGACGGCTGTCAAGGTCGTGGGCTAATTCCTGAGGAAAAGAGTTTGGAAATTAAGATTGAGCCGGGTATGGCATCTGGTAACACCATCATCTTTACCGGAATGTGTTCAGACTCTCAAGGATTTTCAGAGCCGGGTGATGTTACCGTTATGTTAAGAGAAGCAGAAGAGGAGGGTGACTCACGCATGTGGGCTAGAGAGGGCAATCGTCTCAAGACATCTATTACACTCAATCTATCGGAGGCACTACTTGGCACTAAAAAGGTCCTCTCAGGCCACCCTGGATTTCCAAATGGAGTACCGATTGAGATTCCTGCCGGTGTTCAAAATATGTGGACTGGAACTATTCCAACATTGGGTATGCCTATAAGGGGAACGCCCAAGTTTGGTGAAGCATATGTTTCAGTCATTGTTGTACCTTCTACAGAAGAACTTGCAGCTCTAAAGTCACAATCCATACTGCTTTCGTCAATCTTTTCATTACCACCCGTTCCGGAATGTTCAGAATCAACCCGGGTTGGTCGCTGGGGTGCAGTCTAAATTTATTGCTTCGGGGCCCAATAATTAGGGTCTCTTGCAGCAGACCAATCATTATTTAGAGCAGCCTGGCGCTCGAGTCCAGAAGGGAGAAGCATAGAATTCTCCGATAAGGATGCACCCATAAAGGCTCTAGACCCACCCCGATGCTTTCTTGATTTCCGGTTCTTCTTGGACCCCTTGTTACGTCTACGACCGCCATCCTGCATTCCTCTTGTCTGGGCAATCGCAACGTCGAGAGGGCCGGTGCGAGCTGAAGCAATCAATGAACCAGAAAGAACACTGTCAGTCACTGACAATGGGTATGGCCCCGCACCACCATGCTGAGCCCGGTGAATGTTAAGGAACTGAGTACCCTGCGATAGGTTATCCTTCTGTCCGAGAAGCATGCTGGTATCTCCAACTGGCGCCATTCCACCCCGGTGGACTTTGCGGGCACGCCGACTCCAAGCCCGCCGGTGTCTATTCTTAGTTTGACGCATCTTGCGTGAGTTCGACTTATTTGCCATTCTACATATGGACTCGAAAAAATATCCGCGCTAAATTAGAAAATGCCCACTGAACCCCAATGGTCGAAGGATATTTCGAATTCAACAGTCTGTACGTGGTTTTTCATTTTAGCCACGATTGATGCCATACTTGGAGTTGCCGTAATACTTCTTGCTATAAATATGGCATTTAAATCAAAAATTAACACTCTTAATATGTTAATGTTAAGTCTTGGTGCTATTGGCGCATTTGCGAATTCTTGGTTCCTCTTCTTAATATGCAACCGTGGATTAAATGGCGAGGGATTTGCAGATAAGCCTATGCACAAAATGGCGATGCCTAAGAATATGGAGGCGCTTATGATGAAGCCTTCAGGAACGTACTAATCATCCGTAATGAGACATTTCGTGGCTTTTGAAGACCACATACCCGGCAGTGTTAAAATGCTTGCCTCCTGCTTTTCATCAATTGTAATATGTGTCGCCTGGTCTACTTCTAGAAGTTCAGGCGAAACACTCTTTGCTTCAACTATGTATACACGGCAATCACGCCTATTTTTTGCAATCCGTGTTGCCAAATCCAAATAGTATCTGCTCTTCGGACCTTCGAATACTAGAAGAGCATTACACTCTTTCTGAATCTGAGCGTCTCGCACAATACCTGCACGTCGTCCATGTGTAATCCAATCAGATTTAATTGATATAGTTGGAATACCTGTACGTTGAGCCCAGCACTCGATAAATGTGCTTGATAGCGGCTCAGATGGCAGCAATATCTTTGACGGGCGCTTAGATAAATCATCCAAGATGGGATTTAGAATCTCATCTTGCATAACCTGTTTTGACATTGAATTTCTTGCACCGAGAATACCTAGAATACACTCCATGTAAGCTATACGTTAATAAAAAAGGTATCAATTTTTTTACCAGGTTAAACATCCATCGACTTCAACGTAGACGCCTGAATCTTGCGCTTCTGAATCTTACCACTGACAATATAAATAGAGTTCTCTGTCATGATAATAAAATCGTCCCCCGCCTTGTAAATCTTCTGAATGTGACTCGTGTACTCATCCGCATTCTTGACAAGCATCTTCTCACCCGTCTGTGCATCCTCACCCAAAAAAGCCTTCTCGCTCGTAGAATCAACAAAATAATCCAACTGAATTGGCATATCCTTCTGAATCGCCAACTTAGCAGCATTTAGCAGTGTTACGCCAGAAGGAATCTTCTCTGCACTGTTAACAGCTGGGGCCGCTACAAGAGTCGTATTAACATTCGGTGTTGGCGCAGGTGCTGACATCGTCTGCCGTAGTTCTGGAAAAGGGTAGATAAAGTTTTACGCAGCCGGAGAAACAAAGGTAATTTCATCCTGATGCGCCGTTAAAATCTCATTGAAGAATACATACGCCTCATTAATTTGGTCCATATCACGAGCGCCCGTAATGATAATTTTGCCAGAGCTAAACGGGCTAATTGTGATTCGCTTACATTGTCCATTTCCGTCACCTGAGCCTTGACCATTACACGGGTCCGTGCAATTACAAATACCTGGTCTCAATATATCACCTTTCTTATTATAATAGTATTTGGTATTCACACCCTGATAAATGGTACTTTCATGTGAGCTAAAGAGGTTATAGACATTGCTCAGAATCTTATGCAGCTTATCTTGATAGAGATGTCTATTAATACTGTAGTCACTGTTAATAAGCTGAATACGGAACTTAGTCATGCCTGCAACTCCTGTAAAGACCTCTGGTTCCTGCTTCTTAATCTCATCAATTACGAATGTAATGACCTCCTGACTAAACTCTGGAGTAGGTACACCCGTCATCTGGACACCGCCATTTGCAAAGAGTTTGATATTTACTTCCTTCCACCCTCGTTCATCATTCAAGCGCTTTCGGATAACAAGCGTTGCCTGATTGAAGAAAGTCTTCTCAGTGACTTTACGCTTAGTCAAGACATCACGGGTTGAAGAACCAATCATATTAGTCTGATATTCCATCTTTAGAAAGCCTTCGCCAGGATAACCGAAAGGGATTGCCCACTTTGGAAATGATTCAAACAGCTTATTAAGACGAATACCACATCCTACATGGCATGTAGTGACAGTCGTTGAAATTCTTAGAGGAGTCATTGTAAGAGCTTCAGCTGGCGTAGATGCAGTCGACATTTGGAATACTTAAATAGCTTTAAAGGGTCGATTCATTTTTTAGTCTAACATTGGTACCGCCAAGTACTGAATTCCCAGAAGCGAAGCTTCTGGGTGACCAAGAACTCTTAATGTCAAGACTCGCTTTGCGAGTCTTCAGCGCAGCATATATTAAGTATTATAATTCACTACTTGGTTCAGCGCAGCAAACCCTTAGGGAGTACTTGGTCACCCAGAAGCATTGCTTCTGGGAATTAAGTACTCCACGGTGTTTCCCTAAATAAAAACACTTATCATCTTTTTCATAGATTCTAGTGCAGATTCTTCAGTAATCCAAGCACACAGATTCGGGTCACACATTTCAATCCACTCCTTCCAATGAGAAAATCCAGTATTTGTTAAAAGTGATAATGTTAGCATATAACATCCAAATGTTTGAATTGATATTTCATTATATATCTTTTTTAATATTCCAGACCTTTCCGATGGATGCGAATTTAAGACTGTACAAAGCCATATAGTCGCCTTCTGAGACTCTTCAGAATTCAGTAAAAAATATCTCAAATCACTGCGACGAAGTTTAACGTCGAATTTGCCTGGCTGTATTGCATTTGGTGCAATGCCTATTAGCCTATTTTTTAAAATGTCTTCAGATAGAGGGTCAAATCTTAATACAAAAAATCTAGTTCTAAGAGATGCATGAATCTTACAAAGCGAATTACATAAGAAAAAAACCAAGACTTCTGATGTCGGCTTTTCCAATAAAGTTCTTAATGCTAATTGTGCAGGCTCTGTAAGCGTCTCAACCTCGTCGAAAATTATAATCTTAGGTTTATCTGTATAGCCAAAGAGACCAGACCCTGCCGATTCAGTAAATGGATAGACCTTCGAACGAATAGCCTCTAGACTCCGCTCATCACTTGCATTTAGGAAGAGAGCACGTCCAACTCTTTCTAAGGGTGTCTTATAGAATTGGTTGACTATATACCAGGCCGCTGTAGTTTTTCCGCATCCTGGAGGACCAACAAATATACAATGTTGAAACTTAGACGGGTTTTCAATCATAGCATTTATACATCTATCTACACGAGATACATTCATCTATTATAGATAGATGCATCGCATTAAGTGCCTTTATTGAAAATGACCTAAACATAAAATGTCAGTATAACTAATAGAATAATATGCCAAAGGCACCAAAGGCACCTAGCAAAAGAGTAGCAAAGTCTAAAGCTCCGCAAATTGTTGCAGTCGTTGGCTCAGATGGAAGTATTCAAGGAACATTCGTTTCTGAAACTCGACGCCCACTTATTGTTCATCTTCCTTTTCGTAGTAACGAGGTGAATTTTAATGATGGTCCATTGGTATATGACCCAACACCACCAGGAGTTCCACAGCCATATGATGCACTTGCAGATAATTTATATTCAAGTAATGCAGAAATATTGACTGAGAATTTCACAGAGGCTCCTGCGAATACCACCTTACCTACAGCTATAAGCGAATCGGCTCTTACACAAAAAGAAGTAGTAGCTGTTGAAGAAGCACCAATTAAGGCATTTAGAACAATGGATGCAATGATTGAATTTCGTTCTGCAAATGAAACGCAAACTATACCTGAATCCACGTCGGCCGCATGTTTCTGGTGTTCAGGAAACTTTGAAGGGAGACCCATTGTAATTCCTACACAGGAGGAGGGAGGCGTTTATACAGTATACGGTAATTATTGTACATTACCATGCAGTCTATCCTATCTATTAAATGAGCATATTGACCCACAAGTTCGCTGGGAAAGACAGGCTCTTCTTCATAGAATGTATAAACAGGAAACCAATATTCATCCAGCGCCACCAAGAGAATCTCTCAAATTCTTTGGTGGAACTTTATCTCATGAGCAGTTTCGTGATATTATTAACAAGAAACATCTTCGGGTAGATGCGAATATACCACCAGTTATCAGTATTCTTACTACATTGGATACGAAGCCAATCGACTTTTATGAAACTTCTCTTCGTAATACTACTGCAGCAGGCGTGATAATTGATACGACAAAGCCAATGGAACCTGGTCTTAGACTAAAGCGTTCAAAGCCTCTGAAGGATAAGGATAGTACCTTAGATGCAGTTATGAATTTGCATGTCAAGGTTAAAAATTGATTGCTCTACTCATGTATATACCCGTATATACAGATGTATCGTGCATTAAAGGTAGCTCAAAATGAAGTAAATGAATCCCTCCTAAAATTGGCTGATGAGGTTATTCAGAACTCACAGGTTTCTCAAGGGCCGCCAAATCAGTCTGACTTGACGAACCTTGTTTCTACGCTACAGGCTCGTCAGGATGCTCAGTTTCAAACTCTAACTGATGCAATTCAGAAGCTGAATACTACACTTACACAACTTGTTGATAACATTGGTAATGCTAATGCTATTAGTATGTCTTCAGTGATTCCGTCAATTCAACCCACGTCAGTACCCATTGAGATGGTGTCTATTAGCCAACCAGTATACAAAAGTATTGATTTAACTATTCCCTCTGAAGGTGAGGAAGAGGAGGTTGAAGTCGAGGAGGAAGAGGAGATTGAAGTCGAGGAGGAGGTAGAAGAGGAGGAGGTTGAGGTAGAAGAGGAGGAAGAGGAGGTTGAAGTTGAGGACGATGAGGAAGTTGAGGTTGAGGAATGGACATACAAGGGAATGATGTTCTTTAAGGATAGTAATCACGTTGTATATAGTAAAGATGGCGATGAGATTGGCGAGCCGATTGGAAAATATGACCCAGTAAAGAAGATTCTAAAAAAGATTTAATCTAACTAGAGATGACAGTTTGCATAACATCAATAATAATGGGTGCTCTAACAATTACCATATTTTTAAATGATATATGGCGTGATAATACTGATAATATCCTTACACATGTTTTTCTAGGATTAGTAACAACCATGCTATTTTACGGACTTTGTGGATATGGGTATGAAATGATAAATTGGATCTGTTTAGCTGTTATTGCAATTATGTTATTGATTTCCGGCATAGTAGCGTACAATAAGAATGGATGCAATGAATGTAAAGAACCAGTGAATAGATGCTGTTGCAAAAAACCATCTTGTAAACCTAAACCAAAACCAAAATGCAAAGTATCAAAATATGAATAATTACCGTGCGTTTAAAACTATTTTAGTATATCTTATATAAGATATGCTAAAGGAGATATTTTGGAACTGGGGTCCTTGGCTCTATAATCAAGTTACATTAAGATTTGAATATTATTATGCAGTATATTGTGCAATATATGCAGCAATTTATTCTAAGAAAGAATGGATTTTTTTAAAGGATAATAAGCATCCGGTATCATCACAACAATTTGATACTACCACATTACCTGAAAAGAATATTAAGTGGATATCATCATTAAATCCAGTGACATTTGTAGATCCAGCATTTGTAAATAATAAAGATTATAAGCACGTGTCACATCTTGGATTCATAATACACTTACCTGATAATAAGACAATTGATATAACTGATTGGATAAATGATATAAAATGGACAGGTGATAAAGAACCATCTCCATCTGATATTTTTATACTATGGTGTTGTGAAAAGGGTTCAAGCCTTTGTTATAATACTACAGATATAGTAATTGAAATTATAACAGATGAGGGGGATTCAATAAAAAAGGGGCTTAATGATTTTACGAATACTCTTATACAAGAGAATGGCAGAGTTGAAACTAACCGACAAAATTATGACAGGACCATGGACGCTTTACTTTCATCAGGCGGATGCTGAACGATGGACTATCGATACGTTTGTTAAAGTTCACACATGTAATACTCTTGAAGATGTATTAAGTGTTCTTGAAGAAGTTGGACAGAATCGCCTTAAATCTGGATTGCCATTTTTTATGAGGGGAGATACATTACCACTCTGGGAAAACTATCAGAATATTCGGGGTGGAAGCTATAGTATAAAAGTCCCCTCCGATTCTGTAAAAGAGATATTTACGACACAGCTTTTGCATGCAATGGTCGGTGAAGGCTTTAATGATAAAGATAATGTATGCATGGGGATAAGTATGAGTCCAAAAAAGGGGACCTTCAATATTCTTAAGATTTGGAATATGGATTCAGAAAAGTACAATGACTCGAATGGATTAAAATTTATTGATTCACGATGCTGTGATTCAGAAGTTATATATACTCCGCATGTTCAAAAACGCATGTAAAAATGAACCACGTAAAATCAAACCCGATTTATTAGATAAATTATTTAGATGGAATTGTCTAAGCAGCTAGAAGCAAATTTTGCCATGTTACAGGAAAGGTGGCCTGAATGTAAGATGGATATTATCAAGCCAATAGATTTATATTATACAGATGGGTTGGCATCTGAAGCAGTATTTAAGATTGAATTTAAACAAAAATCATTATATATAACAACTGTATATATAATGAAAGATGGTGATTGGTTTAGTAGTGACTATAAGACAAATATTCTTATTAAAAATGCAGTGAATACGTGGATTGAAGAAGTTAAATCGAACACTTCTGTTTGCAAATAGGACACTCTTTCTTTGTCGACATTTGTAGCCATTGTACGATAGCCTCAGTAGTAAATACATGCCCACAAGATGTAACTGATGCATTTGTTCTATCAATATCAATACCGGCGATAGGGCAGCACTCTTTCTTACTTATACTGTCAGCAATGATGATATTTTTCACATGGATGGGGAAACTAGACGAACTGCTTGTGACTAGCTGAGCTAGTTGCGGCTGCGGTCTAGCTGCCTGTGGTATAGCTGCCTGTGGTCTAGCTGCCTGTGGTTGAGAAACGACAGATGCGACAGGTAAGGTGTGAAGTTCATACGGGTCACTAGTGAATAAATCAACTAATTCATACTCAGATGGAAATGAAACGCTATTTTCTACAGGGTCCGTCGGTAAGAATGGGTCTGAACCATGCGGAAGAATGGTCTCAGACGAACTTTCAATCATAATCAACGGTACATGAAATAGAGAGTCATTTGTTTTATTATTAAGAAGGAACTCGTATCCTGCATATGTCCAACTGCAATCATTATTTAATCCACCATAATATTTACGCAAGACACTACTATTCATCCTCTCAATACGATGATATTTATTAATCGTGATAATTACAATATTATTAAGATTACAGACAATATTGATTAATGTCAAATCATTAGGTTTAAACGCCTTATTTTCATAAAACTTGTAACCATTGTCACGCTTAACTGCAAAGAATTTAGGAAGGGGGCAAGATGTACTCATACTGTATTCGTTTAATTAGTGTGCATATAAAAATATAGTGTACCGATTCAATTTTTTGAATCGTTTACGTGGTGTTAACATTCATGCTGTAAGATACGCAAGAGTCTTTGCATACTGGACATTCTCTACGAGAAGCCGGTGTAGTTAACCACTGATTAATTGCATCTTTATCAAACAAGTGAAAGCAAGAAGTGACTGCACCATGTTCAAGTGTTATCTCATTTGTTGTAATAGGGCATGTTTCACCTTCAATAAGTGCTCCAAGAAGTATAAGTTTAATTGCATGCTGAGGAATTACATCAATTACAGGTTGAAGAGGTGGAGGGACAGTTCTAGTAGGCGGATTCATATTTCTAGGAGCTTGAGGTGGAACAACGGTTGTAGCTTCATTATTATTAATAATTGGAATAAATGAATCATTTCCTACTGCAGGAATAATAGTATTTTGACTTTTAATTCTAATGACGGGATATTCAATATCATCACGTTTAAGACTTGTACCAGTGTGCCTCCATTTTGCTAAACGGTTTAGACGACCTTGACCCTTTCTTGTTAGAGTCTGTCTCCATGTTGTCCGATTGTGTAATATATGTGCAGTATCATTTATAATTTGAAAATACATGTTATTATGCTTCTTTGCCTTTATAATACATACATTAATAGGTTGCGCTTCTTCTTCAACAGTTCCAAAGATGCTATATCCCGCCCTTCCAGCTATATTATATGACTCAACACAGAATGCGGGTGGAAGACGAAGAGTCTGAATAGCATTAATATCGGGCATTGCTAATTGAACATTTTGTACAGCAGTAGTATCAGCCATTGCTAAGTGATACGTATATATTATACCTGTCACTTTCAAATTTTACAGCTGTGACGTTGTCACGTTACTCCTTCTTATTTTTAATAGGTGCCAAAACAAGTTTAACCTCACCCAAATTAGCCACCATGTAACGAAGGATGAGAGGGTAGTCGTTCTTAAGATATAGCTCAATGCTTGGGCAGAGAGTCGTGCACTTCGTGAAAAGTACGAGATGCTTGAGCTGAAAAATACCCTGGACAATCTCAGTCGTCGTCCCTTTCGTCTGAACCTTCATAGAGGCCTGATTATCTGCAATAATCGTCTCCTGCTCGGCGAAATCACCCATACATCTGAAAATCAGATTGCTTCCACTACTCGTAATCTCCATCTTCTCACCCAAAACATTCATATCCCTACAGATTTTCTGAAAGTCCGTGCTATTCATGTGGATGATGCTCGTAAAGTTCAAGCTGGGAATACTAATATCCTCAACATCGGTGTCAAAAAGTTTGAGAAAGAAATTCGTCGTCTGAGACTTCTCAGTATTCTCCATGCGAATACCAAGCTTATTAGGATTATTTGCAGGTAAGTATAGCGTTAGACTGTCGTTGTTCCCCATAGTCTTAATCAGCTTGAATAGGTAAATCATATTCACTCCTAGAACGTGTTTTACTGGGCAGTAAAAGTTCTCAAAGCGGTCTGCATGTAGTCTCAGATAAACAAGAACAGTGTGCGTCTCATCAACCGCCACAATCTTGATTCCCTGAGAATCAAACTCAAGGTTCGCCTCAGTCAAAATCTCCTTCAATGCTTCAACTAGTGTGCGAAATGCACCAGCCTGTACAGTTTTCACTTCAAATAGGTTGCCATTCGCATTCGGTGTAGCCTTTACCTGTATGGACATAGCCTTCTCCTTGTCGGACGCTTTCTGTCTTTAGGCGAATTAACGCAAACCAGACCCGGAATCAATATCGATTCTTTCTCGTCTTACTAAAGTTATTCCACATACGATGGCCTATAATACCTACTGCTGGAATAAGTGCCTGAGCATTCTGAATAAAGGACCCCATGACGCCAGGTGAGAAGCCTCCAACCTTTACACATTTTCTGCATCTCGTCTTTCTACGCACACGAGAACCACCTCTGTGATTCAAGACTGGTCTAGCTAATAGTGGCTCGGATACATTTACATTTGAACCTGCTATAGCTGACGGCTCTACATAATGCTTATTCAAGTACGAAAGTGGCATTCCCCCACCTGAATAATTTCTACGGTGTCTCTTTGGCATTTCTATATGTAATTAATATTATTATTCATCTATTAAACCAAGTTTACGAGCCTTCCTTGTATATTTTTGCTGTAATTCTTTAGCGTGTTTTTTTGTAAGCCGCTTCTTCCTTATGAGTTCCTTTACATCTGTGAGATTTTTCTGACTTGTTGCCCTGGTTCGTATAAAGTCAAATTTAATTAGTTTCAAGTGGATATTATACTTTTTTATTATATACGATAAAAATGTCTCAGAATGCATCTGCTTTTTTTTGGAATATTCCAAGGCATCATCAAAGCGATTTCCATAAAACTTCATCTGCTCTGGCCTCCCTATAGCAAACCTATCATTAACTTTAGTCGTATTAAAGCCATGTCTTGCAAAATTGGGCATATATATATTATCTGTAAAAGTAAACCACTCCATATTCAAGGGTGCAATATATGTAACATCTGGTCGACAATACATTACGTGTGTATACATTTCCTCATTTTTTAACCATAGAGAGCTAACTTGTTTTAATGACCATAGTGAAAGTATAACATTATATACAGTATTTATTGACTTATTTTCTAATTCCCATGGATTTCCTTTTGTTGTATATTTTTTGGGATTTATTTTCTTAAATATATTGTCTTGATTTTCTACTATAGAATCGGTAGGTTTCAGTAGTTTATATTCGTTATTATCCAACTTAATATCATGCTCATATGCGTGTGGATTAGTATATTTTCTATTGATTTTATATGTATGTAAAAATACGTCATAATCTATATTGGCATCTTTTATCGGTTTAAAAATATATTGTTCAATTGATATTAATGTAAATTTAAGAGAACGTGATAAACCCCAGAAACAGACCGCTATTTTTTTACGAAGGTAATTATGATAACATAGTATTTTATTTACATATTTGAATTGTTCATGATATTTTTCATGTATAGTATTTATAAATTTAAAGTCTGCATTTCGTTTATTGTTATCCCATCTTATATCTCCTATATATTTTCTTGGTACGATAAATTGAGACGTATCTATTAGAGATAATTTGATAATGCCACCTTTCGCTATTCTTTTTTCACGAATACGATTCTGATCCCAGGTATAAATATATTCTGGATCTAGCTCGATATAGGTCTTCCAAAAATCAGGGTGTATAATATTATCATCATCTATAACATATACAAACCCATCCTCAATAAGGTCTATGGCATAATTTATCTGCGGATGACCGCATACACCCTCTTTATCATAGTCTATTTCTTTGATTTTAGCATGCCCTTTGAATTGATGAGTATATGACCGACCCTTTGACGTATCATATATGATGTACCATGTATGAATCATTCTAAAGTCCATAGAATCATAGATTGCTTGTAAATTATCTCGTCTAGAGCAGGCTGTTATTATATATAACATCCCTTACTACAATTGTCGGAGATATAATTAGTGCCACCTCCACTTTGCCATGCGTTACCTACCTGTCCAGACTTTTACAATTGGAAGATCAATATTATCCTTACATTTGATATAATCATCAAATGAATATCCCCAGTTACAATATAATATTATATCTCCTAATAGCACATCTCGTTTATAATTTGCCTGCATCATACATGCAAATATTCTTTCAAATGACATCCTGTTTTTTCTTGAACGAATAATAGGTAGTAGTTTTGATAAGTCGTACTTTGTATCAATCTTTTTTAAAAATTTATGCTCAATAATACTCATAGCACCAAAACACCCCCTCCACTTAATCCTATCATTATATAATTTTAGTAGTGACTCATTATTATCTAATGCCTTAATTAATCGCATTTCATCACGTACTTTCTTAGAAATATTTGAATTAAAATCCCATATAAATTTATAATTTTTAACTTTGAAATTTATATATTTATTTATAAAAACGGAATCATGTATTACAACGGCTGTATCAAACCACTTATTTCTAGAAAAATAATAATATGGTAATAGCTCACCTCTACCCGGAAATTCAGATTGAATAATGATTGTCTTATATAGTTGTTTATTACTTATAAAATCTTGCTTGCTATTATCATCAATTATAACGACTTTATTTTCTGGATAAAAATGTCGTATACAATCATAAGCTTCCTGCCAATATAGATTTGTATTTTCTGAGTTAACATGTCTTAAAATTATGAATCCAACCTTATTCGTATACTTAGGTAAACGTCGAGTACGATTACTCATAATCTATTCAATAAATATATTTTATTATTATTGAATAGATGCCATCGTATACTCGTAAAATAAAATGCAAATTGCCAAATAAGCCCTTGAAACTTGGAGTTATGGCAACATTCAAGAATGAAGCTATGGGCATAAGGGAGTGGATAGAACACTATTTATGGCAAGGAGTATCTGAGTTCCTTCTAATAAATAATGGGTCTACGGATAATTGGCAAGATAAAATAACAGGTTTAGAACAATTTTTAACGATTAAGAGTATTCCTAAAAGACATGCACAGGTTGAAAACTACAATAAATTTGGACCTGCTTGGTTTAAGGAAAAGAAAATTGATGCAGTTATTATAATTGATTTAGATGAATATATTTTTTGTAAAAACAATAAAAATATTATAGATAATCTTGCAGATATATTCTTAAAACCAAATCATCCCTCGGAAATACGTATTAATTGGACAATGTTCGGTTCTAATGGATATCGAAAGCAACCAGATAGTATTCGCAAGTCATTTACAATACGAAAAAGAAATTTAGATAAAAATATTAAAGCGATTGTTTGGACTAAGGATATTAAACCTGGTGGAATACATGTACATTATCACTCTCTTCGTGGTAAAACAATAAAACGCCCATCTATATTTCAATTAAATCATTATGCTATCCAATCAAAAGAGTTTTTTACTAATGTAAAAATGACTAGAGGGAGTGCGAATACAAAGAAGCATGAAAACGTAAGAGACTGGAAATATTTTAAAAAATATGACTATAAAGATAAGCATGATGAAAAACTAAAAAGTCTAGTAGAGAACTCTAATTTTTTTTAGATATTATCATCTTTTAAATTCTATCATTAGGGAGTACTTAATTTACCGCTTAATACTTTATTTAAGTATTTCACGGTATGCTTCAAAAATTGACCCGTGTGGGGGTCCCTTGCCTCAGTACACCCGTTTCCATGGCTGACCAGTATAAGAAGCATACCCATCGTGAGCATATTCTTGAGCTTCCTGACACCTATGTGGGAAGCACTGAGACACACGAGGAGATTCGATGGGTCTATGATGAGACCTCTACAAAGATGGTGCACCGTAAGGTCGCTTTCAATCCTGGCTTTTACAAGATTTTCGATGAGATTATTGTGAATGCTCGGGATGCTCTTGTTCGTAGTCAGAGTTCGAAGGGTCAGCCTATCAAGCACATAGAGGTCTCAGTGACCAGAGATTCAGCAAGCAACAAGGTCACTGTAGATGTCGAGAACGATGGTGACGGTATTCCCATTGAACAGCATGCAGAACATAAGGTCTATGCACCCGAGCTAATCTTCGGTCATCTCTTGACGAGCGGCAATTACGACAAGAATGAGGAGAAGATTGTCGGTGGCAAGAATGGCTATGGTGCGAAGCTTACAAATATCTTCAGCAACAAGTTTACCTTGAGTACCAGACACCCTGCATCAGGCCAACGTTATAGCCAGATTTGGCAAGACCATATGGCTATTGCAGGAAAGCCGTCCATTGTCAAGGACAAGGCTGCAAAGGGCTTCGTCAAAATCACATATGAGCCTGACCTGAGTCGCTTTCCTGGCCTTAATATTGATGCAATGATTCAGGTCCTTCACACGAGAGCAATCGAACTAGCTTCCATGGCCGGCAAGGACGTCAAGGTCTCGTGGAATGGCGCCGTTATTGCAACAAACACATTTGAGAAGTTCATCAATCTCTTCATTCGGGATGGCACGAGTCACGCCTATGAGCGATGCGGTGAGCGCTGGGAGGTCGGTGCTGTCCTAGCCAAGAACCTATTTGCTGAGGACGATTCCCCTGATGACAAACACATTTCATTCGTAAATGGTATCAATACTAGAAAGGGTGGTAAACATGTCGACACGGTTCTCAAGACGGTACTTACTAGTTTTACCGAGGTCGCAAAAAAGAAGAAGGTCGACATCAAGCCTGCACAACTGAAGGATTCAGTCGTCTTCTTCATCAATGCGACTATCGTGAATCCAGCCTTCGATTCGCAGACCAAGGAGACCCTGACAACACCTGCAGCAAAGTTTGGGTCAGTCTTCAAGTCTGATAAACTGGCTGACCTTCTAGTGAAGATTGGTCTCCTCGAGGAGGCTCAGTCAATTCTCGATGCCAAGTCCGCCAAGGATGCCAAGAAGACGGATGGGTCTAAGCGTAAGACGCTTCGTGGTCTCCCTAAGCTTGAGGATGCCCTCTGGGCCGGCACAGCCAAGTCATCCGAAGCAACACTGATTCTCACTGAAGGAGATTCAGCTGCAGCATCTGCTATCGCCGGCCTAGCAGTCGTTGGTCGTGAGCGCTGGGGTGTATTCCCCCTCCGTGGTAAGATGCTGAATGTGAAGGACATCAGTCAGGAGAAGTTCAATAAGAACGAGGAACTGACTTCAATCAAGAAGATTCTAGGTTTGGAACAGGGCAAGGTATATACAGCGACGACTTCGCTGCGTTATGGTCGGGTTATGATTATGACTGACCAGGACCATGATGGGTCCCATATCAAGGGACTTCTCATGAACTTCTTCCACACGTTCTGGCCCTCACTCCTACAGAAGGGCTTCCTCTGCTGCTTGGCCACGCCACTGCTCAAGCTGACCCGACGGGGAAATGTCCTGTCATTCTACTCGCAAGGAGAGTTCGAGACCTGGCGTGAGGCCAATGGCGGTGATGCGGCAATTCGAGGTGCAACCATGAAGTACTATAAGGGTCTAGGCACTTCAACAGCGCAGGAGGCACGTGAATGGTTTAAGGACCTCTTTGACATGAAGTATGAGTGGGATGATACATCAGATGATGCAATCTGTCTTGCGTTCTCTAAGAAGCGTGCCGATGATAGAAAGGAATGGCTTAAGACCTATGATTCTCGGCGTACACTCGCTATTGTCAAGGGTGGGCGAATTCCCTACAACCGCTTTATCCACGATGAGCTTATCCACTTCAGCAACGCCGATAACCTTCGTTCTCTCCCTCATGTTATGGATGGTCTTAAGCCGTCACAACGGAAAATCCTCTACTGTTGCCTGAAGCGTGGCCTGCGGTCAGAGATTAAGGTTGCACAGCTTGCAGGTTATGTTTCAGAGCATGCAGCCTACCACCACGGTGAGGCTTCCCTCAATTCGACGATTACTGGAATGGCCCAGAACTTTGTTGGGTCTAATAATCTGAATCTGCTGGTCCCAAATGGCCAGTTTGGTTCGAGACTTATGGGTGGTCAGGATGCGGCCCAGCCAAGGTATATCCACACCCAGCTTGAGCCGATTGTCGATGCGATGTTCAAGAAGGATGACAGCGGTATCCTCAAGCACGTTGATGATGACGGTGAAATCGTTGAACCGGAGTTCTATCAACCGATTGTACCCCTTCTCGTAATCAACGGAGCGCTTGGTATTGGTACTGGATTCTCAACGAATATTCCTCCGCACAACCCAAGTGATGTCCTGTCACTACTCCGAGACCGCCTCCACTTGCGGCGGTCAACACTCGCTGGCCTTGCCTTGCAGCCTTGGTGGTACGGATTCACCGGCACAGTCCATCGCACAGCAGATTCGACCTGGCAGACGAAGGGTATCGCAACGTGGGACGATGCCAAGCACACAATTACCGTCACGGAGCTTCCAGTCGGGTCATGGACGAAGGACTACAAGGCTTATCTGGACACCCTATGTACGGGTGACAAGGAAAAGGGAATCAAACCAATTCTCGAGTCATTTGATGACCTATATAATGATACGGATGTGAAATTCATCCTCTACTTTGACTACGACACGTACTATGAGATGCGCACGGATGCAGTCGCTGCTGAGAAGATGCTGCAGCTAACTACGACGTGGCATACGACAAACATGGTTTGTTTCAGTCCTGAAATGAAAATCAAGCGCTACGGAACTGTGGGCGATATGATGGAGGACTACTATCAAGTCCGGCTTACGGGCTATGAGACTCGCAAGACTCTTGAGATTCAGAGACTTGAGCGGGAACACATGGAATACGACGCAAAGGCCAGATTCCTTCTAGCCCTACTCGAGGACCGCATGGATCTACGGCGCAAGTCAGATGAGGCCATTGTGGCGGCTCTGAAAGCGGAGAAGCTACCGGCACTCGATTCCATGAATAAGCCGGATTCAGTTGACTCATATGAGTATTTGCTAAAGATGCGAATGGACCGTGTAAAGGCAACGGCCGTAGAAGATGCCAGGCGACATGTTGAGGCCGCTGCCGCCGCCCTGGAGATTCTACGGGCGACGAGTGCCGAGAATCTCTGGATTCGGGATTTGGATGTTTTCGAGAAGGCATGGGTTGCTCTCCGGGAATCTCGTGAGGCTGCACGTAGCGATGCACCCTTACGAAAGGAGGGGAAGAAGGTTCTTAAGTTGAAGAAGGCTGATGTCTAAACGAAAGGATTCTGTGGCAAACTCTTGGTACCGGCAGAACTTAGGCTGACCGACCTGGCAAGAGGTACCGGCATATGGCTAATATCGTTCAAATAATAATTGTAATGGTCAACGGCACTCAAAATATGAGGTACGGACCAATTTAATACTTTTTCATTCAACTCTGTAACCTGACCGGCAATATCGTACGGCAGATTCTGGGCATACTGAAGATACATTGTTCGCATAATAATTGTGAGTTCATCCGTGGACTGGTCATCTATAACGTATTTTTTCGGGCCTGATTTGTCATATACGGCTCTACGGATTGCATTCTGAATCACCTGAGCATTTTCATTGTTGAAAAAGGCCTTTGAGAGTGGTGTCACCTCCCAATTCCCCCGAAGGGCATCGGTTGCAAAGGTCTTTTCAGTTGTTGTCCGGTAAGCAAATCCTGGCACTTCGGAATGGCCACCTGGACCAGACGGTGCGGATAAATTTACTCGGCCATTCATTCCACCTACCGGCAAAGGGTTCGTATTTGGCAACTGGAAGTTCATTCTGTTTGTAGCCAAGTTTCCCTACGGGCAAAAATACCTAAATTTCTAAAAAATATTTTCTAAGCCGGAGGTATAAGCAAATGTCCTCTGTTACGTCAAGGAGTTTCAAGCAGTCTGGTGGTTATTTCATCCCTCTCGGTAACGTTGCGGCGTCAGTTCAGGCCTATACGGCTGGAACTGGGTCTGGTGGGTCAGCGGTTGCTGGCAGCTTCGCACTCGCTGCATGGGCGCAGGGCGGCTCAACGCCCGCAAAGGCTACGTCAACGATTTCAGCCGTCGCTGCTGGCGGTGTCCTCCGTGACATGGGCAAGACGGTCGTTTCATCCGGCCGTACGTTCCGCAAGATTCAGCTAATGACGTCAACCATCTCTACGGGCGGCGTTGCTGGCCCGGCTGGCGTCACGACAAACCCCGTTGTCGACTACCTCACGGGCTACATTGAGCTTTCTTCTGGCTTTAACGCAATCAACCCTGGTTCCGTCCCCGTCCCCGTCGCCTACTACCCCAACCTCTTCTAAATGATATAGTTCGCTAGTTTGTTCAGCGGAGCAAAAACATAATCAATCCAGAATCACTTTGATACTGAATCGATTTTATAAAATACTTTAATACTATGAATTAGATAGTATGAGTAAGCCGTTGATATTTCTTGGTATAAATCTTTCAACATTTAACTGGGCATTCTGGTTATATGTTATAGTCTCTATCCTATTTATCATTGGTGCTTCATTTAAACTATACCCACTCGGAATGCCACGTACAGTGATTTTTGCAATCGGTGCAATTCTCATTTCTGGATTTTACGGATATAGATGGTTTTATTCAAATGCTTCAAGCACCACGGATATATGGCCACCAGTAATAAATACCTGTCCGGATTATTTAACATACGTTGGAAGTCTCCCTGGCTCAAATAGGCCCGGGTGCGTAGATATGCTAGGCGTATCAAAGAATGGTGGACTTCTCAAAGTACTTCCATCCGAAATATCTGCTAGCACAGGTCTTGGAGCAAATAAGGTATTTATTTACACGTCTGCTGAGGTAAAACGAGCGACAACAGCACAAGAGCTTAAGCCAATATGTGACGCATGTGTAAGAGCCGGTATTACATGGGAGGGAGTGTATGACGGTGACAGCTGCGTAGCTATAAACACAGCGAATAAAAAGGCTGCAGCTGGTGGTGCAAATTGCTTAATTTAAACCTAAAGCCTAAATGTTCGTTCTAAGATAAAGCGATGGCCTATACTAGCCTTCATCCGAGTGTAGAAGAATCACTCAGGCGATGGCTATCAAATCCAACAACAGCGGCCTTTCTTCTTGTAGGTCCGCCTGGTGTTGGAAAAACAACACTTGCAAGAGAAATCCTAAAACAAGAAACATATCGTATCATTGAGCTTAATGCCAGCCATACCCGTAGCGGTCAAGCATTCAAAAAGCAAATCATTCCTTTACTCACACAAAAATCCGTACTAGAAGCAATGTCTCCTTCAACGAATAAACATAAACTTGCAGTTCTTCTTGATGAGATTGACGGACTTAGTTTGGGTGAAAAAGGCGGCCTCAATGAACTATTAGATTATATGAGAACGTGGAAACCGAATCAGACGAATCATCCGCTTGTTCTTATATGCAATGAAATTAAGGGACGTTCATACCAACATATAGTACGTCTGAGTACATATATTCCCATGGAATTTCCAACTCAGACAGTTCAACAATGGTTAGGAAAAAATATCAGACCAGAAGTGATTGCTACAGCCGATTTACGTGTGATTTTGAGATCAGTAAATGGCCGAGATTCAATCGCTATATCACAATTACAGGACGATGAATATGTAGAGCCGCCAGAATTATCAGATGAACTCGAAGCTGAAGAACCAAGCACAGATATTCTGAAATTTAGTCATTCATGTTTATATGAGAGATGGGATCCTTTTATTATTCCAGAAGTTGAAAATAATCTAGGAAATTTATCAGGACTCTGTGTACATGAAAATATACATAAACGTCTCGAGGGTGTTGAAGATGCATGGTCACAGTATATTAAATTCCTTGCACTATTTGATTTGAGCGATAAGGCAGATTATTGGGCCTTTTTTTATCAGAATTGGAACCTACTAAGACCGAGCTTTCAATTAAAACTTAAAATAACCAATGCCTTTCTTTCAGAATATAAAATAAAAGATGTACCGCCAGTGTCTAATCTTCAATTCACTCAAGTTTTAACAAGGCAATCATCAATGTATAACACATGGAAACAAATGGTCCATTTTTCTGATGAACATAATATATCGATTGAGGAAGTTCCAATACACTTAAATACACTCATTAGTATAAAACAATTGAAACTTCCAGCAAGTCAAGCAAAAAAGATTGAATCGATGAGTATTCCTAAACAATTATGTATGTATAAGACATAGGATGGCCGTTGCAGTATTTAATACTAGATCAGTAAAAGGTGATGTTGTATTCAAGCAATCTGCAAGTAACATACATATTGAGGCGACCTTTACACAACTGCCGCCCGGTGAACACGGATTCCATATTCACCGAGCTGGAGACTTGAGAGGTGATGGTTGCAAGAAGGCATGTGACCACTTTCACGTTGGTGAACCCTGTGACCATGGAGGCCCTCCTGGCCACAAAGGTCTAAGACATACTGGTGATTTAGGCAATATTTCATTACCCGAATCTAGAGACCCCATCATAAAACAGTATAAGTATACTCTGAAAGGACTAACTCTTGAGGAGCTTTGGGGACGGTCTGTTATAGTCCATGCAGACCCTGATGACTATGGTAAAGGTGGTCAGCCAGACTCTAAGACAACAGGTCATTCGGGAAAACGAATCGCCTGTTCTGTCATTGGACGGTCTGAAGATTGCTGATTTTTATTATATAGATAATAGTATGTTATTTGAAGAAAGATGCTATGTTATTTATGGAAATGGATTTAAGGCTCTGAAAATAAAGGGCCTATCCAATAAAAATAAATTAATAGAATCTTTAAAGTTAAAAGGGTTATCACCAAAAAGCTCTTTACTAAATTGTAATTCAGAAAGTGGTAAGAAATGTAAAACAACTCCTACACTGTATTAATCCTGGAATTTACGATTCCTCATTATGCAGCAATCTAACTAAATTAAGTGGTTCTATACGCCCTAAGCGTATGGCACGACCTATAATTTGCTTCTCCTCTTCCTTACGCATTGCATGCATTAAAACTATATGCGTTGCCGATTTTAAATCAATCCCTGCACCTGCCTGGGTGCTATTCATAAGGAGAACTTGAATGTCACCCCGCTCAAACTGTTTTAAGATGCTTGAAATATGGTCCTTATTTCCACGTACACTTGCAACACGTATTCCTCTCTCTAAAAGTAATCCTTCAATCTCAAGGAAAGGGTTGTCATAGCGATTAAATACTAGAAATTTTCCACCCTTTGTTTCAGTTATTAAATTTAATAGTGCATCCCGTTTCTTAGGCTTATTTGAAATAAGTATATTCTCAGTGACATCAGTCGGTGTTTTAGCATCCATATCTATATGCTGTAAGCTCTTGAAATCAATCTTTGTTCTACAAAGAGGACAAGATGGGTTTCTTTGCATAGAATTTATAATACACGCTCCACAGAATAATCTAGAACAACACATAACCAATGTAGGAACATTTGGTTCCTCAAAACATATTGCACATATCTCATCCTTTACATTTTTAATACGCTGTTTGAGTGTTTCAATCTGCTCCTTTAATGACTTGATTTTATTCTTAAGACTGGTAATGGCAATCTCTTTTGCCTGTGGCGTCGCATACTCCATAGACTCTTTGAAAACGAGTGTTTTTTCTAGACGGTCTAATTCTTTCTCACGGGTATCACATAGGGCGTTGATTAATGATGATTGACTGGTATTATTAACACCCAGCTTTTCAAGCGCACCTTGTACGTCTCCCGCATGCAATAGTTCTTGAATCTCAGGACTTACAAATTGTGCTACAATTCTATGAGATATAGGTGATTCACATAGAATGCGATTTTCAATAATTGGCGGTGTCCTCCAACTTTGTTCCATAAATGAATTACTAGTTCTTAATACTAAATTACCACGATTGGGATGTTTATTTATAAAATTCTCAAAAAATTTAATACTCCTTATATCATATCGTGCATAAAAGTTATTGCCGTTTGTTATCTGGTCATTATGTAAGATTTCTACTAATTCTGGATTAAGTCCTGCAGCCACTCTCCTATTCAGATATTCTTCAGACATATACATATATAGTCCTTGAAATAAGAAGTTTGGCCATGTAGCCGTGATTAGCCAGTAAAAGTTAGATGGTGGCATTCTCATTGTTGATGTGAAATATACGCTGTCAACTTCATCAAATATTATACGAGACCATTGCACAGACTCTCTCGTAGTATCAGCCATATATTGTTTAAGAATTGTATTAGACATTAAAGTTACATCATATTCTTTAATATTCTTAATAAAATTAGGATTTTCAAAGACCTTGAGTGTTTTAATTTCAAAAAATGATAATGTAGTTTGCTGCTGAATTGCGTGTTTCCACTGGTGATAGAGACTATGTGGTACAATAATAAGTGTATTACCTGAACATTCGGCTAAATGAACTGGTTTAGTACTCCAGAATGCAGTTTTAGAATGTGAATGAATTCTAGAGTATACATTCCGTGGCTCAGTACTCATTTTCATATTTGATATATAACCAAGTGTAGTTAATGTTTTTCCAGAACCAACCTTATCTCCTAATATTGAAAATTGACTGTAATGTGTCTCACCGTCGATTGTAAAACCATTTATACTAGCATCCTCTTTTTTTTCCATTGCATGTATCATTGCTAATTGATGGGGTCTAAGACTCGTTTTAATATGCTTAGGTTGAATAGAATATGAAGAATTTTCTGTAATAGAATTCAATAAGGGTTGTTCATATACATCTAACATCTTATTTACAGATTCCTCCCGAGACATTATAATGTATTCTAATTAGGCAAGTCCATTTAATGTTTAGACCTCTGAAAAGAATTTCCTTAAATCATTATCCTTTATGAAATGAGTCAGTGATAAATCAGTTTTTTTCATGAGTTGTTTACCATCGGGTGTTAATGAATTTTTATTGCGAAGCTGCGTCTTGTCAAATGTATTATCCGAGTGACTTATAACAAGCATAACATCCATGCAGTCCAATTGGATAAGTGGATTCTTATAACCCTCTAAAAACGACCGCTCCTCAGCAAATGCGACAGTCTCATCGTAATGACGACTCATGGCATAACGCTTTCTCCAGGCCATTGTACCATTTGTTGCATGTTCCTGAAAATATGGACCAATTGTATATATCTCTTTCGTATCCGTGAAAAACATGTAAATTTTGCTTGAACCGGCCAAATCCACTGAGGGTGATTTTGATAGTGCAGAAACCGCTGCAGAAACTCTTTGTGGAAAATAATAATCGTCATCATCCATTGCTACTAATATGTCACCCTTGGCTTCCTGGTTAAGACGATTCCTTTTTTCACCGATTGTCATTTTATCTTCGCTGAAGATATAGTTTAGCTTCGGCAAATCATTTTTGGCGGCTTCAAGTAAATCACCAATCGGTTCTTGACCGTCATCATAGATTACCCATTCAAGTCTGTCTCGTGGATAAGTCTGTTGCTGAACTATTTTAATGAGAGCAGGAATGAAACGTCGACGGTTATACGTTGGCGTTACAATACTTACAAGTGGTAACATCTATAATATCTATACGTGCATTATTTAGGCTTTGGTGATGGTGGCTTTATACTAACTCCTTTTGGTTTTATTGTAGGCGTTCCTGGTGGTGTTGCTGGTGGTGTTGCTGGTGGTGTTGCTGGTGGTGTTGCTACAGGTGTTGCTACAGGTTTTGCCTCAGCTGCTGCTGCAGGTTTTATCTCAGGCTTTGTCTCAGGTTTTATCTCAGCTGCTGCTGCAGGTTTTGTCTCAGGTTTTATCTCAGGCTTTGTCTCAGGTTTTATCTCAGCTGCTGCTACAGGCTTTGTCTCAGGTTTTATCTCAGCTGCTGCTACAGGCTTTGTCTCAGGTTTTATCTCAGATTTTACTGGACTATTAGGTTTCGATGATGCTACTGCAGATGCTGCAGCCCCTACTGCTGCAACTACACCTACAACAGATTTCAAGCTATTATTAAAGCCTGTTTCATATAGTTTTCGAACTTCTTCTTTTGCAGCTCTAGATGCAGCATCTTCGGTATAACAAAATGCACCTATAAAAAATCTTTCAACAGACCCAGTTGTAACATGTGTAGAAAGAGGCAAAAAGGCATAATGATGAAATTTAATATTGTTGTAATATATATCAAACAACATTTTAGGTATGACAAAGAAAAAGAATAAGCAACCATATAGAAAACTTACAAGCCTAAATGGTATATTATATCCAATCGCCTTATTTGCACTAATATAGCCTCCGTAGAGTATAAGTGCAATTAAAACTATACTACTAAAAACCTTAATAATTCCATTTGACGCTTTTGCCATATTTTCACTAAATGAGCTAAACTGACTTCTCTTCTGTAATTCGAGTGCTGCAGCTTCTTCTTCCTGTTTCTTCTTCTCAGCCTCAGACAACTTTAAAGAAGCAATAGCCTTTCTTTCCTTTGCTAACTCATCTTGTCTAGCTTGAGCGGCCTGTTGTTTAGCATAATTATCAGCTGCTGGGTCTGATAAATTTTTTGCAATCATGTATTGAACCTTATTATAGGCTAATGTCAATGTATTACCCATCTATCTTACTAGTAAAAATCATATTTGTTTTTAAAAAATAAACGATGCTATAATTAGGGGATGGATTATTCAGTTGTAATTCCATCATATAAAAGGCCAGAGGGATGCCGAGATAAGACACTTGCCGTATTGCATAAATATAAGATTCCTAAAGAGAAAATATTTGTCGTGGTTGCTAATGACGAGCAAAAGGCTGCATATGAAGCAGTTCTAGATTCTAAGACTTACGGAAAGATTCTAGTGGGTGTTCCTGGTTTACCTCAAGTTCGTAACTGGATATTTGACCACTTTCCAAAAGGGACTAAACTAGTATCATGTGATGATGATATATCTGGATTTATAGAGTATGATGGGTCAGTTAAAAGGCATGAGAGACCACTCCGGAGTCTCAAGGAAGTCATAAGACGGGGGTTCTCAGAATGTGAAAAGGCTGACTGCAGATTCTGGGGAGTTTACCCAAGTGCTAATGGATTTTTCATGAAACCGACTGTATCAACTGAACTCAGATTCTGTGTTGGACCCTTCTGGGGGTGTATAAATCCTGGAAAAGAGGTGCGTATTGATATTGGTCAAGGTGAGAAGGAGGATTATCAGAGAACTATACAGTTTTTCAAGGCAGATGGTGCAGTTGTACGTCTTAATTTTGTTGCACCGAAAACTGCAGTCTATAAAACACCGGGTGGCTTACAATTCGGCAATAGACTCGCTCGTGAGCATAAGACTATCAAGGCGATGATGAAAAAATATCCGGGTTGGATTAAACTAAATCCGACCAGGAAATCTAAGATGCCTGAAATTAGGCTAATGGACCCGAGTAAGGCGAAGAATATTACGAGGAAGAAGCATTAATTAAGAAGTGACTAATTTGATCTCGGAATATGAGCTGCATTGCCATGATAACAAAGAGTCGCAATATCCCAATGTATCATTTCTTTCTTCTTCTCAAGTGTATCACAGCTCTTATGAAAGTTATATTTTCCAGATGTTAACACAAGTGAGGTAAGAGACTCTAGAAGGGCAGGTTTGTACTCTAGACGCTCTGTTTGCTCCATCAAACACATAAGACGAGCGGTTCTTTGTAGCCCTTTTCTTCCCATTGAATCAATTCTGGTAATAATATTTTTTCTTCCCTCAGCTGTCTTCAATTCAGGAGATAGGTGAGTGATCATTCCATTCCAATCAGTATCCTTTGATAACTTCTCACGCTGTTTCTGAAGAGATACTGAGTTAGTAGACATTCTTGACTGTAATAAATAGTATGTAGACATGCCCTTCAATTTTTTCTAGGATTTTGCGCACTTTTCTAAAAAGTGCATTTTTGACATACTTTTTTCTAAAAAGTATTAAAAAGTATTAGGTGGCATACTTCATACCACCCATACCTCCTTCAATAACAAAGAAGTTCAAACTCTCAACATAGACCGTGTGATTATACAAATATTTCGTATCTGAAGCAAGAGGCCAGACATCAATATCAATCTGAAATTTTCTAACTCTACTGGTATTCAATGTCCCACTCGGCTTTGTCCATTTCGATGTATCTAGAGCGAAACTGTAAATTGCAAGTCCTGATGGAAATACGCCAGCCGCATATTTCCATGATGACAGCTCATTGAAATACTCCAACGGTTTAATTTCCTGAATTTCATTACCATCACATAAGATGCGAATTTGTCTTATGATATCTTCTTGAATCGCAACACCATTCAATCCCGATGATCCGCCAATTGGTATAGCTGATGCTGTGGGAATAAACGGTGCAGCTGGATATAGCCACCAGTTTGTATAATTTATCCAATCATTCCTATTAGCTATAGAATCGGTCCTTCTTGGAAGTATAATAAGACGGGGTACAGGATTGTGTGTAAAAAGCTCAAATAACTGTCTAGAACTTACACTCGGGAAAAGATATGGTGTTACTTGTCTGACAATATAGTTCAACGGTTTCGTAGCAAATGTAGTACGCTCATTATCCGTTAAAAATACTTGCGTTGTTTGTAAACGGGGATTCAACGGCCAGGTATTTAATATAGGTGCTGTATATCCAACATCTGTTAAAAACTGGCGAATGTATATTCCACTTTCAGTAGTATTTCTGTAGCCGATATTTCCTGATTCCAACTGAGAACTCGTTGCTACAACCTCATTCTCAGGGCGAACCCGATAACCATTTATATCCAAAACTGTATATAAATCCTGAATGGGTCTCAAGATAAGTTGAACCTCGCATTCATGATATTGTAGTGCAGTAAGAGGTAGGGCTAGTGTCGGACTCTGTGTAAACCAAAAGGATAGAGGGACTGTAATATCACGGCCGGGAATTGAGGGAAAATTGTCCTGTGGTCCAATAACTGTTGGGTCTCCGTAGACATTCGGATATAGACCACCTGTTCGGACAGTATTTGACCCAACTATACCGGAGTATTTACCATTTGCAGGATCATGGAGTTCTGGGATATCTCCAACGAGGTTCTGCCATTTATTATATTGTGTTTCATCTTGGTCAGTGAATGCCGTAGCAATGATATAATCGCTATCAAACTGCTGGACAAGTGTTCCACCAACTAAAAATGAGGCCTGTTGAATTATCTGAGCACCAATATATCTTACCCATTGAAACTCGTATTGCGACGATCGTGTTCCAGCAGGAACATATTTACTGTAAATATCGGGGAGTGTAAAAGTAAAATATAGGTCCGTAAGTAAATCGCCTATCCGTTTTATCTTTGCACGCAATTGTATCGGTTGGTCAAAAAAGAGTTCTTGGGGACCCTCTAAGGGAAGTGTTAGAGATTCAAATGCAAAGTGGCTATACTTTTTCATGACGGTATAGAAATATGTAAAGTCTGGATTTCCACTCAAAATGACATTCTGCGAGCCGTAGGCCACTAAAATATATAATCCGCCACCTACCATGACAACTCTTCTTGCTAGTGTGAAACAAGATGAGTTGGCATTTATACCGCTTAGGGAGTTCTTAATTTTATTGCACTGCAATAAAATTAAATAATTAACGGTAGTGCCTTACCGTGGAGTTCTTAATTTATGATGTCCACCACGTATCTGCCAAGTACTGTGTCTGTAGACCACTTGATGCACCATTTGTACCAACTATAGTCGATGAAGGACCACTCTTCATCAATGTCTGAACCTCACCATACGATAAGGCATAGCTAAAGTAATATACACGACTTATTTGACCTTTAGCAGAACCATTAAATATCATATCCATATTTGGTGGAGTATACTCCTTATCCCTAGTTAATGATACCGTATTTCCACTTTTTAGAGTGAGTTTTCTGCTGCTAAACGCATAGACGTTACCATAATTCTGGTATGGGGGCGTGTTTCCACTGAGTGTAATCTTACTCTTGAGATTTCCATTCACATAAATATATACTTTATTGCCTTTGCATGAAACAACAAAGTGGAACCATTTATCAACCGGGATATTATCTATATCCATCCAATTATCCCAATTATCATAAGAGTTCATGAATACACGAATCGTATTCTTGTTACCACGGCAGAATATACCAGGTCCCATTAATGGAAATGGTGAACTATATCCCTTATGTAAGACGTGACGTAATTCGTCAGCTCCACTCGCAAATGTTTCGCTATTTATATTCAAAAACATGGAATAGCTAAATTCTATACCGGAACGCTGATTATCCGAGAAGTATACAGTCTTAGCATTTGGATTAGATGGATTTTGAATTGCCGTATACATCTTTGAACCAGAAACATATGTATCCGGAAATAGTTCTACACGGTCTTTCCACATTCCAATAAATGAAGTATAAATAAACTCCATCGTAGCAAGTATTACATACAATAAAATTACTAAACCAAGTCCAGTAAGAATTTGTGTAACTGTATCCGAACTAGATGCGGCTTCCATACTATCTACCAATCATATGAAAAATGATTGGTAGATTGTTTGATTATTGATTATTGATTAATTACCCGCCGAAATAACATCTGCACCATTTCTCTTTAATGATAATGAGAACTGTCCTGGGTCAAAATAGCTTACAAGCTTTGTCCACAATGAAGAGTCAACTGGTCCATTTTGATATATTCTATAGACTTGATCCGGAGAATATGCATAATTTGCCACCTGTGTCTGACCAATCAAGCCACCAAACCCTGTAGGTCCACCAAGTAAAAGCTTTGCAGAATCACCAGAAACCTTAAACATGCCATCTAGGACGCAGCTTCTAGAGAGCTTTCCATCTATATATACATCTAGGGTGCGGCCATCTAGAACAGCCGTAATGCAGACCCAACGCTGCAAATCAATTGACTCAATATCGCATTTTTTACTATCGACATCAGTGTATGGAGTGGCACCATACGATGACCCAGTTGATGGACGAATGTCGTTCAATTTAGCCGCATCAAGCTTCAAGTTATCTGTGCTTACTCTAATAGCGAGTTTACTGACGTTCTGACCCAAATACATGATGAGTGTCTCATACCCATTAGAGCTTCCTCCATTCAACCGTAAGAATGGCTTATTATAGCCTTTATTCACACCCCAGTTTGTTACGTATACCCAAGTACTTACGGAATACTCTCCACCTTCATATAATGCAGGCATGTTGCTATTGCCGCTCGTAAAAATTTTAGGCTCTATAGATTTACCGGGTAGTCCAAGGTTCGCAGACGTATAGACAATGACCTCTTTAGAATCGTAATCTCCAGTGCCAGATAGCCATTTATAGAAATAGTATAGCGCCACTACTACTAAAACAACGACTACAGCATTAAATGCGGTCTTTCCAGATCCTCCAGAACTAACTCCATTGGCAGCGTTCATTATATTCTATTCTGCAGTAATAGTTTATGCGTATGAAGAAGACCATTGCTTCATTGGGTTTGATATTGATTTATCTGAAAAGCAATTTCCATCCGGACACAAGTTTAAGTTTGGCATTGAAAACTGAGGTAATGAAGGTAAGTCACTCGATAAAAATGGTGAACCATCCTTTTGCATTGTATCTTTTAATGTTGTTCTAACATCATCTAAGTTCATTGCATATGGCGATAAGCTGACAAGAGCAACCTTACCCTTTAATCTTGGATTTCCAATTTTAAGAGGTTGACCGTCAAATTCAGGCATTGCCGTACATGTGTGTGAAGCAGATACGAATCCATTTATATAAATAGTAAACTTTCTACCCTCCTTTACAATAACAACAAAGTTCCATCGCTGAAGCCGTAAATTGCTTATTTCTACTTCTTCTGGTGACTCATTATTGTCCGTTGTATAAATTTGAAGTATAGCCGGTGCAACCATTAAACGCCCTGCGTCGGGTGCAATTAAAATCTTAAGAGTTTGCTTTGAACCAATTTGTACAACATCCGCATATTCATTATTAACATATCCAGTGCGGTCAGCTATCTCTGGAAAAATATAGAATACAAGTGATGAACTTGGTGAATCAGCCCAGTTATTTTTTACAATTTCACTATGTGCAACCATATTTGTAAGAGATAAGTTCATAGCCTCTTTACCAAGCGTTAGACCCTGTTTTCCTGAAATCATATAACGCACGGAATAATATACGCCGTATGTTATAAGTAATATTGCTGCTAAGAGCCAGTAGAGGCGCATCTAAGAATTATATATATATTTAGAAATATTTCGTTAGAAATAACTAATATTCATTAAATCATTGTAAGTTGATTTACCTGCAACTGCTAAATCTGTCATACGAGCCTTCATTTCTGCAGGTGCTATTGCTTCTCCGAATAATCTGAGATTCATAGTCTTAATCCCGTTTGATTGGAGTTTCCCCGCTTTTACAATTTCATCTGCTGAATATATGGTGTCACCCGTATTGGGGTCAAGCGTATTACTACGCAGTTTAATCGTTCTGACTAACATACCATTCAAATATCCCTCCAATAAATTCGGGGTTTTAACAACACCAATTCTGAATGGCTTGTGTATAGGAACATTATCAATTACAGCTGTTTGAACTAGTCTATTTGCATCATATGATGTAATATACACTGTATTTTTATAATTATCAACTTCAAATACTAATGTTGGATTCGTTAAAGATGGACCGAGAGAAAAAAAGGTGCGGTATAAACTTTGACTATCGGATGTGGATGTTCCTAAATCCTGTGGATATTCATCCTGTATTAATACATCCAAGGTTATACTATATGATGATTGCCCTTCAATTACGGATGTAGATAGAGGTCCACTACTAGGCAAATTAGAACCTGAATCGGGAGGAGGTAATGTGCCGATAATGATATTTTTTATGTCTGATGTCTTTTTCCAAAACACTACAGATGTATCGGTGCCGGGCATAAATATATATCCAGCACTACCTGGATCACTTTGAAATATAGGTGTTATCCATTGGTCTATTACAAGAAGAAGTATACCGATTACAAGGATGCCAGCAATTATATACATTATAACTCGTAAAAATCCACTTCCAGCAATAGGAGTTGGTAAGCCTGAAGGTAGAATTGGCGTTGGGCCTTTCACTGTTACTTGACTTACCGATTTCTTGACATTTTTTCCAAGAGTATTTAACTCCTTCATTGCATTTTCAGCTATTTTAGCACGACTTGATTCCATCTAAAAGAAACTAGTTTTCTTTCTTGTTCTCCTTTTTTGCACCTTACCTGCGCCTTCTGGATGTGTCCCGTGCTTTCGCAGAGTCTGAGCCTTAGGATTATACCCAATCCGCTTATAATACGGTAAAGACTCACTTGCCTTGCACTTGACTAATTTCTCTCTCAGATAGCAAACAAAGGATAGCCGACTATATGGCTTATCAACACCTTGCGTTCCAGTCTCCTTATTATTCAAATAAACCTGAGGTAACTTCTTATTAAACTCTTTATCTTCAGCTGTTTCTCTCATTTCCGTATTACAATGCCATTCATGCACATCCATGGCTAAGAAATCGCCTGTTCTTAAATCAAATCCAATCTTATATCTCGGAAATAGTGTGTATCCTCCATGATATTTACCCCGTTCAATCACCGATAAGTTGCCAAATCCCTTCCGCATATCTCCATCATCCATGTGAAGGCCAGTTCGGAAATTGCGATTCATAGTTACAGATGAGAATGCCGTATTTGCAATCTGAAAACTGGGATTCGAATGCGCCTGTTTATATTGCGGTGCATACCGATCGGGAACTAGTTTCTTGAAAAGCTTATCGATTTCCTCAATATATGGTATACCCTCCTTATACTGTTCAAAGTACTTTTGTGTATACGATGTAAGACGGCATGGAAGCTTCATAAAAGGAGTCTGCTCGAAATATCCAAGAACACTGCTAAAGACATTATTGTTTACACGCATCTTACTCGTCTTGCCATTTTCAACATAGCGAGCCGAGTGACCAGAAATTTCCGTAGGCTTCCTCTTTTTCCAGTAAGGGCTGTTCAAATCAATCGGCCCAGCTGCAGCGCCCCGATTTCTTGACGCAGATGCAGCATTATAGAAATTCTTCCAGGCCACTTTCAAGATATCGTGTGGTATCACATTTTTACGTAGACGAGCAATAAGCTTCTTTCCACCAGGCGCCTCGGGATCCTTTGCATAAACGTCCACGTCGGAATCATAAATCGTATCGGCATCTTTTTCGCTAAAGTAGGTGCCTTCACGAGCCTTGATTTGGTCATCCGTTAACTTGGGTTCCACAATTACCTGTTTAACTCCTGTGATTTTTGGAGTATGTACAGCTTGTTTTGGAATCTGTACACCCTCAAATAAATCCTCGTCTGAGACGGGCATATTCTAACTAGACTTTGGTAAATTATATAAGATAATTCCTCCAAGAACTGCAGACACTACAATGCCTGCAATTGCACCCTTTAACATGGCCTGCTGGTCAGCTTCCATGAAATCCTGTGGTGTGATAACAGGACTCTTACCACGAGCACCCAGACGGCTATAATACTGCAGCACTTCCGTTTCAGTATATTTGCGTTTTCCCAACATTATATTTACGTCATTATGAAGGTCAATTGTCCAACGGAAAAGGTCCTTACGGGAATCTAGTGAAGGGCCGATAGGCATTTTTACCATATGTGACGTGTAATGTTGACGGCAGATTGGGCAGGGGATTATTGTCTGTAGAGACTCAAAGAATTCCTTCATCGCCTTTTTTTCAGTATAATTCGGCTCTTGTGAATATCCAAGTGCTGCAATATGAATTGTGTGCCAGAAAAACGGCCCCCAGACTTCAGGTGGTATATGCATCCTATCTATTAATATACAATATACTGAATTTAGCACCTAAGCCGCAGTCCACTATTATAATTCAGGGCCTTAAATAAATGGCATCATATCAAACTGAAAATTGCACATGTTCAAATTGTGGCGAATCCGGACATGTATTTCGTCAATGCATTGAACCTGTTTCAAGCTATGGCGTACTTATTTTTCGATGGATAAACCGAACAGGTATATGGACACCGCCTGTAGAATTTTGTAAAAGTAGTCGCAGTTCAACCGGCACATCGAATCTTATTCCACAAGTACTTATGATACAAAGGAAAGATACACTTGGATTTATGGATATAATGAGAGGGAAATATAAATTGAATGAACCAGACTATATACGTAAACAAATACACGGAATGACTGTAAATGAAAGAGCGAGACTTCTCAATGACGATTTTGATAAGATATGGAATGACCTCTGGGGGTCTGACTTTGAAACCACACAAAAGTATGCCAACAATAAAAGCATATCAAAACAAAAACTCGCTGATTTGCGAAAGGGTGTTATAAATGCAAAGGGTGAAACATATTCACTTGACGACCTTCTCCGGCAAGAACCAGCGATATATGAATCTCCAGAGTGGGGATTTCCAAAGGGTCGCAGAGAACTATATGAGACTGATAGCCAGTGTGCATTCCGAGAATTGGAGGAGGAGACAGGTATTCATGAGAACGACCTATTGAAAATTGTTAATTTAGCACCCCTAATTGAACAGTTTTATGGTTCAAATAATATCAACTATAGACATACATATTTTATTGCACAATATGTTGGACAGACTCCAGTTAGTTTTAATAAACTGAATACTGAAATGGCACGAGAAATTGGAAACTTGGCGTGGATGAATTTAGATGACGCCTTAATTATTCTTAGACCTGAAAATGTTGAAAAGCGGGGTATACTTATACACCTTGCAAACATATTAAGAAATTTTTCTCCAGTTGTACCTTATACACTTTATGGGGAAAAAACAGAAAATAAAGAAGTAGAACAGCAAGAGGAATATGTCTTCGTCTGTAGAAACACGAAGCCGACCAGTAGAGGTGACAGAAGAAACAGAACCTTTAACACCCACAATGATACAAGAAGCTCCACAAACTATTTCAGCGGTGGAGCAACAAGAGAGCGTGTCGGCACCAACTACACAAGTCGAACCAGGAAGTGTGATTGCAACAGCGGCTCCAGCACTTCCAGTACAGACACAATTAACAATACCTACGTTACCCCAGGAAGTTGCAGCGACTGCAGTAAAAAAGCAATTCAGATTAAAAACGACAGCAAAGACTTATCCGCAACAACCTATGAATTCATTGATGAATAGCTCTGTAGCGGGTCTTAATCGTCTTCCTGATGAATATGGACTATATCCTGATATTGAAGATAAAACATTTTTGGCTAAACTTTTAGCAAAACGGGAATTCAGAGAATCCCTTCAACCAAAGATAACAGATGATTTATTGAAAGAGAACATATGTGAAGTACAAGAATTCGAATATACAACTGTCCAGCGGTTCGTAGCGCAATTCATGTCGCCTAAAACACCGTATAATGGAATGTTGCTATATCACGGTGTAGGTGTAGGAAAAACATGCACTGCAATTCTAACGGCGGAAACCTTTCTTGAACTAAGTCCTAAAAATAAGGTCTATATCTT